GGCATCGCCGACCTCGTCAGGGATCTCGCGAGCGACAGCATGGCGGGCGAGCAGGGCCGCGCGCTTGCCGAGCGGCTCGACCGCATCCTCGCCACCGTCGCCTGCCACGGCTCGGTGCGCGCCGGGCGGCGCCTGCATCTCGCCGAGATGGACGCGCTGCTGCGTGACATGGAGAGCACGCCGAACAGCGGTCAGTGCAATCACGGGCGGCCGACCTTCGTCGAACTGAAGCTCGGCGATCTGGAGAGGTTGTTCGGGCGGAAGTAGGCAGTAGGCAGTAGGCAGTAGGCAGTAGGCAGTGGTATGGGCACCCACTCACTGCCTAATGCCTAACGCCGATTGCCTCTTTCCCCCTTGACACCGTGCGCTGTTCACGGTATGTTCCGCCACGCTCCGGAAATGGGGTCATGAACCTCCCGCTGCTCTGAAGCGTCATCTCTTCCGATATTTCAAGATCCTCAACGCCATCACCTCCATGGGCGAGGGCCCGAACCCACGCCGCCGCGGCGCGCCGGGCCGAGGTCCAACCCCGCGCCGCCGCGGCGCTCATTCCCACGCGCCTCCCCCACCCATGTCGAAAGGTTGATTCCATGGCAGTGACCTCCAAGAAACGCGTCAGCATCCGCAGCCGGCTCACGGCGATCCGGCGCACCCGTCAGATGGTTTCCGACCAGATCGACATCATCGACCGCGCCGCGCCTGACCGGGACGCGCCGCCAGGCGAGATGGTCCAGGCGCTGACCTCGCTGGTGAAGCTGCTCGAATCTCTGCAGCGGCTGGAGCGCTGCCACCGCAATGAACGCGCCCAGCGGACGGTTGAACGGAAAGAGCGTCTCGATGACACAGGACTGCGTGACGAGCTTGCGCGACGCATTGATGCGCTCTGCGCGGCAAGGGATGCTGGCGGCGGACCTGAGGTCGCTGAGCCGCAGGGAGATCGAGCGGATCAGCGATGACTGGCCGACCTCGGCGCGCGACGATCAGCTGCCGCCGCATGTTCAGCGCGATGCCGACGAGCGGCAGCGCCGCTGGCATCTGTGGCTCATCATGGGCGGCCGCGGCTCGGGCAAGACGCGGGCCGGCGCCGAATGGGTGCGCTACCAGCTGCGCGGCCAGCCGCCGCTGGCGCATCAGCCGGCGCGGCGCATCGCGCTCATCGGCCCGACCTATCACGAGGCCGCCGCGGTTATGGTCGAGGGCGTGTCGGGCATGCTGGCGGTGATGGGCGAGGCGCGACCGCAATTCAACAAGGCGGCGCGCAAGCTCACCTTCTGGAACGGCGCGGTGGCGCAGCTCTATTCGGGCGAGGACCCGGAGGAGCTGCGCGGGCCGCAATTCGACGCCGCCTGGTGCGACGAGCTCGCCAAGTGGCGCTATCCGGACGAAACGCTCGACATGTTGCAATTCGGCTTGCGCCTCGGCAGCGATCCGCGGCTGGTGGTGACGACGACGCCGCGGCCGATCCCGGCGATCAAGCGGCTGATCGCGGCACCCGACACGGCGGTGAGCGGCGCGCCGACCCGGGCGAATGCGGCGCATCTCGCCAAGGCGTTCATCGCCCGGATCGAGGAGAAGTACAAGGGCACGAGGCTCGGGCGCGAGGAGCTCGAAGGGGCGCTGATCGACGACCTGCCGGATGCGCTGTTCGATCGTGCACTGATCGAACGGCTGCGGGTCGCGAGCGCGCCGGCGCTGGCACGGATCGTCGTGGCGGTCGATCCGCCGGCGCGGGCCGGGTCGAAATCGGCGGCCTGCGGCATCATCGCGGCCGGGATCGACGATGCGGGCTTCGCCTATGTGCTGGCCGACCACACGATCGCCGCGGCAAGCCCGGCGCGCTGGGCGGCGCGGGCGGTCGGGCTCTATCACGATCTCGCCGCCGACCGGCTGGTCGCCGAGATCAATCAGGGCGGTGACATGGTGGAGAGCGTCATCCGGCAGATCGATCCGTCGGTCGCCTATCGCGGGCTCACGGCGCGGCGCGGCAAGCATCTCAGGGCCGAGCCGGTGGCGGCGCTTTACGAGCAGGAGCGGGTCAGGCATGTCGGCCAGTTCCCCGAGCTCGAGGACGAGATGTGCATGCTCACCCCGGGGCCGCTCACCGGCAAAAGCCCCGACCGGGTCGATGCGCTGGTGTGGGCGCTGACCGAGCTGGTGCTGCGGCCGATGGGTCGGCCGAGGGTGAGGTGAGGGGGCAGGAGGCAGTTGGCAGTCGGCAGTCGGCAGCGCTCGACTCCCTGCCTAATGCCTAATGCCTAATGCCTATTGCCTACTGCCTAATGACTACTGCCTTTTCCTCCGGAGCCACCAATGCAACACGTGACCAAGAGCTCCCGCACCGGTCCGCTCACCGCCCTTGCCGGGGTGGGGAGGGCGGTGTGGACCCCGAAGAACCACGCCGCTCTGGCGCGCGAGGGATTTGCCGGCAACGCCATCGGCTATCGCTGCCTGCGCATGCTGGCGGAGGCCGCGGCCTCGGTGCCGCTCGTGCTCTATGACGGCGCGCGAGAGCTCACGGAGCATCCGCTGCTGACGCTGCTCGCACGGCCCAATCCGGCGGAATCGGGGCGCGGGTTGATGGAGCGCTTTCATGGCCAGCTGCTCATCGCCGGCAACGGCTATCTCGAAGCGGTGAAGCTCGGCGATGAGGTGCGCGAGCTCCATGCGCTCCGACCCGACCGCATGCGCCTCATCGCCGGCCGCTCGGGCTGGCCCGAGGCTTACGACTATGTGGTCAACGGCCAGGCCATCCGCTTCCGGCAGGAGGGCGTGGTGCCGCCGATCCTGCATATGAAGCTCCTCAACCCGGCGGATGATCATTACGGCCTGTCGCCGATCGAGGCGGCGGCGCGGGCGATCGATATCCACAATGCGGCCGGCGCCTGGAGCAAGGCGCTGTTCGACAATGCGGCGCGACCGTCGGGGGCGCTGGTGTACAAGGCGGGCGACGGCAACCTCACCGACGATCAGTTCGAGCGGCTGCGCCAGGAACTCGAACTATCGCATCAGGGCTCGGCCAATGCCGGGCGACCGCTGATCCTTGAAGGCGGTCTCGAATGGACGCAGATCTCGCATTCGCCGCGCGACATGGACCATCTCGAGGCGCGCCATGCGGCAGCGCGCGAGATCGCGCTCGCCTTCGGAGTACCGCCGATGCTGCTCGGCATTCCGGGAGACAACACCTTCGCCAATTATGCCGAGGCCAACCGCTCCTTCTGGCGCCAGAGCGTGCTGCCGCTCGCCAGCCGCACCGCCGAGGCGCTGTCGCACTGGCTGGCGCCCGCCTTCGGCGCGCCCGCGCGCCTGCGGCTCGGCCTCGATCTCGACGCCGTCGAGGCGCTGTCGCCGGAACGCGAGGCGCTGTGGGCACGACTCGCCAACGCCTCCTTCCTCAGCGACGAGGAGAAGCGGGAGGCGGTTGGTTATGGAAGGCAGTAGGCGGTAGGCAGTAGGCAGTAGGCAGTAGGCAGTAGGCAGTAGGCAGTAGGGAAGTACTCCGTGCACTGCCTATTGCCTAATGCCTACTGCCTTTTTGCTCCGCCTTGGAAAATAGAGCGAGTACGTTATGGACCTCCATGGCTATGCCAGCCTCTTCAACATCGTCGATGAGGGCGGCGACGTCATCCTGCCCGGCGCCTTTGCGGCGTCGCTGAGAGCGAGCGGCGCTGAGGGCGTGCGCATGCTGTTCCAGCACGATCCGCGCGAGCCGGTCGGCGTGTGGCTGAGCCTCATCGAGGACGGCCGAGGCCTCAAGGTGCATGGCCGGCTCACCCGGGGAGCATCGCGGGCCGACGATCTGGCGCGCCTCGTCACCGATGGCGCGATCGACGGGCTGTCGATCGGCTTTCGCGCCCGCACCGCCGCGCGTGACCGCCATAGCGGCCTGCGACGGCTCGCCAGCATCGAGCTGATCGAGATCTCGCTCGTGACCTTCCCGATGCTGAAGTCCGCCCGGATCAACACTCTCCGTCCACGAATCATCAGTACACAGACCATGAAAGGGAGCCATGATGGACAATTTCGAAACCAAGGTCGTCGACCTCAAGCCAACCAGTCTCGAAACGGAAGCCGCCCATGGCGAGCTCCTGCGGATGGTCGCCGCCCTTCGCGAGGCCAATGATGCGCGGCTCGACGAGATCGAGCGGCGGATGAGCGCCGATGTCGTCACCGAGGACAAGGTCGAGCGCCTGAGCCAGGCGCTCGACCGGCAGCAGGCGAAGATCGACGCGCTGCAATTGAAGCTCAAGCGGCCGCCGCTCGGCGCGTCATCCGAGCGCGAGGGCGGCGACGGCGCCGAGCGCGAGCACAAGGCGGCCTTCGACAATTATGTCCGCAAGGGCGATCAGGCCGGACTGCTCAGGCTCGAGAGCAAGGCGCTGTCGGCCGGCACCAACAGCGATGGCGGCTATCTGGTGCCGAGCGAAACCGAGACCCAGATCGCGCGCCTCCTGGTCGAGGCCTCGCCGATGCGGCGGCTGGCGAGCGTCCGCCAGGTCACCTCGACGGTCTACAAGAAGCCGATGGCGCTGACCGGCGCGGCCACCGGCTGGGTCGGCGAGACGGCGGCGCGGCCGCAGACCAATTCACCATCGTTGATCGAGCTGCAATTTCCGGCGATGGAAATCTATGCCATGCCGGCGGCGACGCAGACGCTGCTCGACGATTCGGCGGTCGATATCGATCAATGGATCGCCGAGGAGGTGCAGCTCGCCTTCGCGGCGCAGGAAGGCGAGGCGTTCATCAATGGCGACGGCAAGAACCGGCCGCGCGGCTTTCTCGACATGCCGAAGGTGGCTGACACGGCGTGGAGCTGGGGCAATCTCGGCACCATTGCGAGCGGCGCGGCCGACGGCTTTCCGGCAACCAACCCGTCGGACTCGCTGATCACGCTGGTCTATGCGCTGAAGAGCACGTTCCGGCAGAATGCGAGCTTCATGATGAACCGCAAGACGCAAAGCGCGATCCGCAAGCTCAAGGACAATACGGGGGCGTATCTGTGGCAGCCGGCGGCGGCGGCATCGGTGAGCCCGACGCTGATGAACTTCCCTGTGGCCGAGGCTGAGTCGATGCCGAACATCGCCGCCGACAGCTTCGCCATCGCCTTCGGCGATTTTCGCGCCGGCTATCTGATCGTCGACCGGATCGGCGTCAGGGTGTTGCGCGATCCCTACAGCGCCAAGCCCTATGTGCTGTTCTACACCACCAAGCGGGTCGGCGGCGGGGTGCAGAATTTCGAGGCGATCAAGTTG